AATATTGACATTTTCAAATATAAGTTTTAAAATTAAATGCGACAAGAGGTATTAAACCTCTGCCGCATTTATTTTTTTGTCAGTGGCACAGGATGCGGCAGAGAGAATCTGCCGCATTTTTTATTTGCAGAAGGAAGGAGATGGACAAGGTGGCAAGAAAGTACAAGCGTCTGAACTATTCAGACAGAAAAGCTATCGAAGCAATGTGTAAGGAAGGGAAGCGAGTGACTGAAATAGCAGAAGCTATGGATGTACACCGAGCAACCATCTACCACGAATTGCAGAGAGGTGGAGCTGACGAAGGCAGAAGAACACAGTACAGTGCAGAGATGGCGCAAAGGGCAATATAGACAGTTCCCTGCATGACGCAGGGAAGTACATAAAAAGGAGAGCGAAACACATGGCAACAAAAGAACAGGAAAGACAGGCAATCAAAAAAATTCAGGCGATTATCGAAGGACTTGGAGCAGACAGCTATCTGGCAGCAGCGATGGAAGGTGTGCTGGAACTGGCAGAGGATAACATCAGAGACGATGCGATGTACAGCTGGAAGCAGAGAACGGAATCGGCGCAGCAGAAGCTGGCAGCAGCAGAGCATCAGCTGGAACAGAAGGACATCGACCTGAACACAGCGAAGGCTGACATGAAGGAGATGCAGGAAGAGCTGACAGAGCGCAGGAAGGAATGCCTGAAGCTGCGGATGACACACGGACAAGCAGAAGACCTGATTGAACTGGTACGAATTCAGCAGGCGATGTCAGAAGAAAAAGCAATCAATGCGGCATCCAGTATGGCATACGCAGTGATGAATGGCGAAGATGCAAAGGACTTCGCACAGAGATGGAACGATGCACAGGAAAGAGCGAACAGGTGCAAGGAACTGGACACAATGCTTCAGAAGTACATGGAGGTATAAGGATGAATAATCAGAGAAGAAAGCGGCTGGAAACAGCCGCACAGCTTCTGGAAGAAGCGAAGGCAATCATTGAAGAAGTAATGGAAGAAGAGCAGGAAGCATACGACAACTTGCCGGAGGGCATCAAGTACAGTGAGCGTGGCGAACAGATGGAGAGCAACGCAGGGCAACTGGAAGAACATGTGGACACGATTGATGAAGTCATGGAATCAATCGGCGAGATGTAGGAGGTGCGGGAAGATGGCAGAAGCAAGAGTATATGGCTATGTAAACGGAAAGCCAGCATACAGCGCAGATGAATTCAAGTACATGCGAAGAGGATTCGGAGCAATCACGGATGATGCAAAGCTAATGGAGTACGCAGAGAAGGTCACATCAGGATGGCAGCAGTCAGGTCACAAGAGAACATTCACCGGATTCTACATCAGTGACTATTGCATGAGTGAGCCATGTGCCAGTCTGACGAAGGTGGAATTTGAGAGACTGAAGGAACTTCAGAAGGCAGAGGAAAAAAGACTTCAAGAAGCAGATGAAGCGAGACAATGGAAGAAAGTGGACACCGTGTACTATGCAGACAACAGCATAGAAGAGGTATGGGAAGACAAGGACGGAATCAGGAAGACCGTGATGACCACAGCACCGCATGGCGATGCCTGTTATTGATGGAGGTGGAACATGGAAGACATGATAATTTTACTGATATACATGGCATTTCTATTCGGATTCATAGGTCTGGCAGCGGTCATGACGGAGCTGACAGAGCGCATCACATTTCTGAATAAGTTTGTGGACTGGATATTGAAACGAATGGAGATATAGAAGGAGGTGGCGGGATGACATTCTATCATGCAACAACACCGGAATGTGCAGAAAAGATTGCAGCGAGCGGGCGCATCAAGAAGGGAATGGATGGCTGCGTGTATCTGTGCAAGGCAGCAGCTGATGCCTGCAAATTCCTTGCAATCAGGGGAATCAAGAAGGTGATTGTGTTTGAAGTCGAGCTGAAGGAAGAAGAGGTACAAGAGAGCTTCGACCATTCCGAAGCATTCTTCCAGTGCAAAGCGTACATATACAATAAAAACATCCAGAGGAAAAGTATCAAGACCGCATGGGAATACACATTCAACATATAAGCCGAAACAGGGTAGCAGCCCTGTCTGGACATGATGGCAACATGTTCACTGACGATGGCAAGCCGACAGACAAAGTCAGGACACCGTGAAAACATGGCGGCGGGTGCATCCTGCCAGAAAGATGCACAGACGGTCAACAAGTTTTTCGCAGCTTTTTAATGTGAAAAGGTGCAACACGGTGGACATCGCCAGAAAGCAGGTGGAGCGGATGCCAAAGACAAGACCGCCGCCAGAAGGAGGAAAAGAAATGATGCAGGACAAACCAGTGCAGATTCTGGAACTATTCGGAGGAATAGGAAGCCCACGATGCGCACTGCGAAATCTGGGGATTGAGACAAAGGCAATCGACTATGTGGAAATAGATGAAAAAGCTGTCAGGTCATACAATTCCATGTTCAGAGATGAAGCAGGGTACAGGACACAGTCAGTGGTGGGATGGAATCTGAAGCCAGATATTTTAGTACACGGAAGCCCATGTCAAGACTTCAGCATCGCTGGACAGCAGCGAGGTGCTGACGAAGGAAGCGAAACACGAAGCAGCCTGATGTGGGAGACCATACATATTATTGAACAAATGGGAGAGTGGAAGCCAAAGTATGTCATCTGGGAAAATGTAAAGAATGTCACCAGCAAGCACATGATTGCGAATTTCATCAGGTATCAAAAGGAGATGGAGCGCATGGGCTACACAAACAGCTACGAGGTACTGGACGCAAGGGAATTCGGACTGCCGCAGGCAAGGGAAAGAGTATTCACAGTGTCAGTGCTGGGTGGCGAAAAGTTCAGCTTCGATGACCTGATTCGCACACCGATGCGAGACATTAAGGAATTCCTTGAAGACAATGACACAGTGCCGGAAGTGTACGATGTGACACAACCTTCTGTGTACAATGTCATCGGTCACACAGGCATCAAGAGAGCGACTGTCATCAAAGACTGTGCATTCACAATCACGACACGAATGGACAGGACACCAGCGCAAGTGATTGACTGCGGTGGCGGGCGGTACAGATACCTGACAGAAAGGGAATGCTGGCGATTGCAGGGCTATACAGATGAAGAATTTGAAAGAGCAAAGGCGGTGCAGAAGCGTGTGGGCAGATACTACATGTCACTGTACAAACAGGCTGGAAACAGCATCGCAGTGCCTATCTTTGAAAGTATCTTCAGAAAAATCATCAAAGGAGAAGTCGAGGAGGAAGGACAATGAGCGAAGGAAGAGTGGAATGTAGGACGCTGACATTCGGTGTCACTGGCGAATTTATCACACAGCTGGTGCGTGAGCAGTTCTATCTGGAAGCTAAAGGATATGAAAATGCAATGGAAATCCTTCTGTCTTGCATGGGCGGCACAGATATGCCGGAAGAGCAGCTGAAGAGATATGCAGAAGATGTGATTCTGGGCAGAGCAGAATTCAAGGGAAACACAGCAGATGGCACATTCTGCATGACAGCATACGATGCAGGAGAAGAGCCGAAAATCAGCGGCAGCTTCCGCATATTTGAAATGTACACCAGAAAGGCGAAGAAGCTGAAGGAGATGGAAGAAGAGCTTCACAAGATGCAGGAGTGGTATGCGGTAGCGATGGAGCATGTGCCTTCGTATGAGAGGGATGCGGTACTGGAAGAAACAGGGCAGCAGGTGAAAAAGGAAAAGCCATCAATGCTGGATTCATTCATAAAAAGGATGATGGATGAAGAAGAACACACGACAGAAGATTATGGATGGCTTGCGCCGGATGGCACATTCTACGCTGTGGAATGGGGAGAGCATCAGTCGTGGGCGATGAAGTATGTGGAAGAACACTATCCCGAAGTGTACGAAGAAACAGACGAAGAAGGCGACTGGCTTGTACAGCAGAAGGGCTGGGTGCTTCTTCACAATCCATCGCAAGGAATCGCATTCCCGACAAGAAGCACGGTCAAAGAATATACAAAGGCACAGCGTGAATTCTTGTATGACTACTACATGGAGAGGGGATGCAAAGAAGAAGCGAATGCTATCTGGAAAGAAGAATAGGGAGCGGGACAAAAGAAAAGACATCGGCAATGCTTGGCGGCTGCCGATGTCTGATGACTTCCCTTGAAGTCCGAAACACATCACAATTATTGTACCACGGACTGCAAGGAAAGTCAATGACTGCGCACCTTGTAGGTGCATTCCCGCCCTTGTAATTGATACTAACACTTCACGGAATATCATTCCGAAGGAGTGATATGCAAGGGAGTGGACAGGAAGAGATGGAAAAGAGAAGAAGGAAGAAGAATGTCTATGAGAAGTATGACTATGAGAGTACATACGAGCAGGACATAGACATCCTTGCAGAGCATCAGATGCTGGAACTTCTGAAGAGTGGAAAGCGTCAGGTGTATGCCACAAAGGAGATACGAGCGGGGGAACAGCTGGAAGTTGAAATATATCCAGAATTCACAAAGGGACAAAGACAGCTGATTCCTGATGAAGCCAGAAGGAAGAAACAGAGACAGGCACAGCGCAATCTGAATGAGAAGAACAGCTGGAAGCAGTGTGTGCGTGTAATCAATGAGAACTTCACAGACCGTGACATCTGGGCGACCTTCACATATACAGACGAACAGATGCCGGAGACAATGGAGCAGGCACAGCAGAACATGCAGCGGTACATAAAAAGGCTAAACTACCACAGAAAAAAGCGTGAGCTTCCGAATGCCAGATATGTCTATACAACAGAGTGCAGCAAGAGAGGAAGATGGCATCATCACATCGTGCTGGATGGAGACATGGAGATGGACATAGTGGAAAGCCTGTGGACAGCTGGACGCAGAAACGAAGTCCGAAGGCTTCAGAAGGACAAGGATGGACTGACAGCGATGGCAAGATACATCACGAAGTCACCTGAAGACAAGGGAAGCAAGAAGGACAAGGGCAAAGGTCAGAAGCGATGGACACCTTCAAAGGGATTGAGACAGCCACAAGAGAAGGTGACACACTACAAGATAAAAGCAAAAGATGTGGACACAGTCGTGAGAAATGAAAATGCACTGCCGGAGCTGCTGAAAAAGTGGTACGGAGCGCAGGGGTACAACTTCACGGAAGGACGCATCAAGTACAACGATTTCAATGGCAGATTCTACATCTACGCAAGGATGTGGAAGCCGAAGGAGGAAGAAACAGATGCAAGACAACGAGATGGAACGCACAGCAGAGCTAAAGGCAATCAGAAGCCGAAGAAGAGAGTTGAAGCGAAGAAGAGAACTGCGCAAAAGAAGACAGCGCATCCGAAGAATCAAGGTGGCAGCAGTGGCGGCGATTCTGATGGTGATTCTACTGGCAGTATCAATGGCACTGGCAAGCTGTGCAAAAGATGACAAGAAGGTCACGGAAGCAGCGACACAGACCACAGGTGACATCTGGCAGCAGGAGACCGAAGGAACAACGGAGCAGCTGCCGGAAGAGATGCAGCTGGTCATCACAGAGCAGGATGTGTATGGCTGTGAGCTGTACGGTGTATATGAATATCCGTGGAATATGATGTCGCAGGATTGGGGGTGTGATGATGTGGAAGGCTTCTACTACCACGAAATATCAGAGGAATGCAAGGCGGCGGGCGGCAGTTTCCCTGTGATTGCGCAGGTCTATACATACATCGTCTGCAAGAATGCGGGTGTCGATTATGAAGTAGTATTTGCCCTGATTGAGAAGGAAAGCAGCTGCGTGTGGACAGCGAAGGGAGACGGTGGCGGGAGCATTGGTCTGATGCAGGTGTCAGAGAAGTGGCACAGCGACCGGATGGAGCGTCTGGGATGTGAAGACCTGACGAATCCATTTCAGAATATCGTGGTCGGTGTGGACTTCCTTGCAGAACTTCAGGACACCATCGGTGACACACCGTACAAGATGGCAGATGTACTGGCAGCATACAACTACGGACTGTCAGGGGCAAAGAAGCACCTGTGGGCGAATGACATCCACTGGTATTCATACAACGAGGAAATCATGGCAAGAGCGCAGGAACTGAAGACAGAGACTGCGGGCAGTCTCTGTCTTCAGTTCCT